TACCAACGAATGAAGATAATCCTAGAAATGTCCCACAAATCTATTATCCAAACCCAACAGATAAAGATTATGAAAATAGGACAATAAAGAGATATTTTGCTATGAAAATAAATGAACGAGATGTTTTTGTAGAGATATCAAAAGATATATATAAAAAGTTAAAGGATCAAGATAAAAAGTGGATGTGGGAAAGGTACCAAATATTTACTTTAGTTTGGACTATAGTAGGTGAAACTAAGTCACAAGTAGAAGAAACTAACAGAAATATATTATATCTTAAACAAAGAGAAATAAGAAGAAATGGATTAATAGCATATTTAAGGGGCAACTATTCTAAGTTTTTTAAATCACTATCCCAATTAAAATTAGAAATGGCACCCCCTCAATCTAAAAAGATAAATAAAACTCCCCCTAATGCTAATCCTATCCCACCTTCACCATCTGAAGTAAGATCTAAAAAGTTTTTTGATAAAAAGAGAAAATTAGAAGTAGCAGAAATATTAGCATTAAACCGAGAAATTGAAATGAAAGAAGGTCAACAAAAACCAAATAAACCTCTATTTGGTAACCCTGATGTTAAAGAAAATATTTCTGAAATTCCTGAAATTCCAAATGAAACAAATGGTCCAATCCCACCTACCAACTCCTCTCCTTCAACTACAACTGGGGGATATTAAATCTAGTTCGTATATTTAAGTCAAAATTAAAGTTATGTTTTGGTTAGTTGAGACAGAGGATCAATTAGATAGGTTATACGAAAGCAATTTTAAGGAGGCATTTATTGAAATAATCCCTTATGATTATAGAGAACACCCATGTCAAAACCAAATTTGTGCGGTTTATATTAGACCTTTAGAATCAACAAAAGGATTTATTATACCTTACAACCATAGCGAAACATTTAAAATAGACATAAATAAAGCAGAAAAAATAATAGAGAAATTTGATAAGATATACGTTAGAGATAAGAAAGAATTCTTACATTACTACCCAATTCAAACTCTTTTCGACATTACTTTACATTGTCCTACATATATACCAGAACAAACACCGACTCATTATCATTTTCACAAAAATAATCAAAACGCATATAACGCGAGTATATTAATTCCAATCGTTAAGCACTATGAGTATTGTGAAAAAATTTTTAATAACGTTAAATCGCATATAAATGACCAAATCAATGAATTTTACAACAACGACGCCACAATGGTGTTCAACGCTATCGAAAGAAATGGAATACGAATTAATAGAAGAGAATTTGAAAAGAACTTTCACGTACCAAATTCCGATTTCGTATTTACACAATTTAACTTCAAAACCCTCACAAGAAGACCCTCAAATAAATTTAAAAAAGTAAATTATGCCGCGCTCAAAAAAGATAATGGTGAAAGAAAATCTTTCATTCCCAATAATGACCTTTTTGTGGAATTGGATATTAGTGCTTATCATCCTACCCTTTTGGCTCATTTGGTACATTACAAGTTTAATACTGATGACATTCATGAAGCTTTTAGTAAGATGTATGGTGTTGACTACAAAACAGCAAAAGAAATTACTTTTAAACAGCTTTACGGAGGAATTTTTAAAGAATACAAAGAACTAGAGTTTTTTAAAAAGGTTCAAAAATATATAGATGAACTGTGGCAAAAGTTCCAAAGCGATGGTTACATTGAAGTACCGATATCAAAATGGAAATTTAAAAAAGATGAACTGGAAAATATGAATCCGCAAAAACTGTTAAATTACTTACTTCAAGGCTTGGAGACCGCAATGAATGTTCGTATATTGTGGGAAATAATGAAGGTGTTAAAAGGTAAGAATACAAAAGTTGTATTATATACTTATGATAGTTTCTTATTTGACCTCGATAAGAGTGAAAAAGATACGTTTAATTTAATTTTAAAAATATTTGAAAAATACAAACTAACAACAAAAATGAACTATGGAACAGACTATGATTTTAGATAAAGAGGTCAATACGTATAAGGTGGACGATTTCCAAGATTTCTCCACATTAAATTTACACGATTTGAACAATAAGCTATTTTGCACCTTTACTACCCTAGAAGAACTCGATGGGTTAATTAAAAGCATAACATCCAGCTATGATATCATGTACAACAAATTATTTGTTCTTCATGTAAAAAGCAATGATGAATATGTTTGCACTTACAATATTGATCAAGGTAACGTATCTGATCTTCCTAAAAATACAATCCTAGTACATAGAAAAAAAGATTCCAATACATTATATACTATTAATGCTCTTAATGAGTTAATTAAAAAGTTAAATAATGGTATTGTTGATACAAAATTTCCAATAGATTGGAAACATTACCGAAATACCATCTTGTTAACACAACATGATGAGTTAAGACAATTAAAGACAAAAATCCACAAGATTATTGAACTTTAATTTGGATTATTGAAATCAAGTTATTATATTAAAACAAAAGTTATAAATTATGAATTTAGATATCATCAAACAAAAATTAGACTCTTTAAATAAGCAGTCAACAAACTCCCAAAACGGAGAAAGAAAACAATTATTTTGGAAACCTACAGTAGGTAAACAAGTAATTAGAGTAGTTCCTTCAAAATTTAACAAGGAATTCCCATTTACAGAAATGAAATTTTACTATGGAATTGGTAAAAAAGTAATGGCATCACCATCAAATTGGGGTGAAAAAGATCCAATTATCGAATTTTGTAAGAAATTACGTGATTCATCAGATAGAGAAAATTGGAGATTAGCTAAAAAATTAGAGCCAAAAACCAGAACATTTGCCCCTGTTGTTATAAGAGGTGAAGAAGCTGAAGGTGTTAAACTATGGCAATTTGGAAAAGAAGTATACGATGCTTTCTTAAACATGGCTTACGATGAAGAGATAGGTGACTACACTAACATTGCAAATGGTAGAGATATCAAATTGACAACAGTAGGACCAGAATCTACAGGTACTCCTTACAATAAGACAACAATTGGACCATCATTAAAATTAACTCCATTATCAGATAACCAAGAAACAGTTACTGAATTGTTAGATAATCAAGTTGATCCAATGAAAATCTTCAAACCACTTTCTTATGATGAAATGAAAAATGCATTACAAGAATGGTTATCACCTGAAGAAAGTGAAGGTTCTATATCATCTGAACCTGCAGTAGCATTTGATAGTGATAAAAAAGAGACTCCAAAATCTAATTATTCATTAAAATCACCATCAAAATCAGACCAATTTGATAATATGTTTAATGACAACAAGTCTTCAAAAACTGAAGATGATGGTTTACCATTTTAATAAAAATACATGCCAAGAAAAAAATCAATATCAGCGGCTGTGTCCTCTGAAATAAGATCTAATTTTAATTTAGATAATTTTAAAAATAAAAAAGGTCTATCATCAAAAGCCAAATTTAAAGACCAGGAATGGATCCCTCTTTCTGATGCTTATCAAGAAATAACATCTGTTCCTGGAATACCCATGGGGCATATTGTTTTGTTAAGAGGACATTCAGATACAGGTAAAACAACTGCTTTACTAGAAGCTGCAGTATCCGCACAAAAAACAAAGATACTGCCTGTTTTTATTATCACTGAAATGAAGTGGAATTGGGAACATGCTAAGCAAATGGGATTGCAAATTGATGAAGTAATAGATAAAGAAACCGGAGAAATTGTAGACTATACAGGTAATTTTATTTATGTAGATAGAGAAACTATAAATACAATTGAAGATGTTTCTAGCTTTATTTTAGATTTAATAGATGAACAGAAAAAAGGTGATTTACCCTATGATTTACTATTCTTATGGGATTCAATTGGATCAGTACCTTGTGAAATGTCTATAAAATCAAATAAAAATAATAATGAATGGAATGCCGGTGCAATGTCTACTCAATTTGGTAATAACGTAAACCAAAGAATTACATTATCAAGAAAAGAATCATCACCGTTTACTAATACATTAGTTTGTATCAATAAAGTATGGACAGCAAAAGCTGAATCACCAATGGGTAAACCTAAGTTAATGAATAAAGGTGGATTTGCTATGTGGTTTGATTCTACATTTGTAGTAACATTTGGCAATATAATGTCTGCTGGAACTTCCAAAATTAAAGCAATTAAAGATGGTAAGCAAGTAGAATTTGCTAAACGTGTTAATGTTCAGATTGATAAAAACCACATTAATGGAGTTACAACAAGAGGTAGAATTGTAATGACACCTCATGGATTTATTTTAGATAATGATAAAGCATTAAAAACTTATAAAGAACAAAATGCTAAAGCCTGGAAAGAAATTCTAGGAGGTGGTGATTTTAAAATAGTAGAGGAAGACCAAAACTATGAAGATATTACCTCATATATAGGAGAACCCGAATAAATTATGAAACAAAAAGAATTATTAAAACTCCTGGACGATGTTCAGGAGAACGGAAAAGAGACTGCTTCTGGTGAAAGATTTTTATTAATAGATGGATTAAATTTATTTTTTAGAAACTTTGCTGTAATGAATATGGTAAATCCTGATGGGGTACATATTGGAGGTTTAGGTGGATTTTTTAGGTCACTAGGTGCTGAAATCAGAAGAATCGAACCTACCCAAGTATATGTAATATTTGATGGAGTTGGTTCTTCTAATAACAGAAAAAATATAATACCCGAATATAAATCAGGTAGAGATCTACAGCGTATTACAAATTGGGAGGTATTCGATAATCATGATGAAGAAGATGATTCAAAGGTAGACCAAATTGTTAGAATTATTCATTATTTAAAAACTTTACCAGTTAAAACTATATCTATTGATAAAGTTGAAGCTGATGATATTATTGCCCATTTAAGTAGAATTTTACCTAAAAATGATAAAGACAAAGCATTTATAGTATCTAGTGATAAAGATTTTATCCAGTTAGTAAGTGAAAATGTATTTTTATATAGACCAATGGAAAAGGAATATTATACTAGGCAAACTGTTTATGACAAATATAATATGTCCCCTGAAAATTTTATATTACATAAAACACTTTTAGGAGATAATTCTGATAAAATTAAAGGAGTTAAAGGACTAGGAGAAAAAGGATTATATAAAAAATTTCCTGAATTACAAGAACGTGATTTAACTTTAAAAGATATAATCCAAATATCAGAATCAAAATTTAAAGAGCATGTAGTATATGCTCGTATAGTTCAAATGGTTAATGAGTTAGAAAAAAATTATAAAGTAATGGATTTATCTAACCCAATGATCGATGAAAGAGATAAAGAATATTTAAAAGAGATTGTCGATTCAAAAGAGCTTTCGTATATTCCCGAACAGTTCGTAGCAATGTATCACCAAGATAAATTGGGAGGGATGATCAGAAATGTAGATTTCTGGGTAAAAGATGTTTTCGCAAAATTAGTTA